AGAGCAATAAACCTTGGTCTTGATTGACCGCTAAATAATAAAAATTAGAAAATATGAAAGTATTGATTTTAAACGACCATCAAATAATACCATGTGGAGAAATTCATGCTACTCACGCTGTAACAGGTGGGATACATAGTAATAAACACGGGAAGCCGTTAACAGTAGAATTTTGTAAAAAACTATGTATTGAGGACGACAGAGGAGATAGGTACACTAAAAGTAGTAGATACACTTATTCTACAAGTTTAATAGATAGCGATAAAGGAATATCATTAGGAGCAGTGGCGGCAGTTCAAATGAGTATTTGGGAATACTATGGAAAAGGTTTTGATTATGTCAGTATCGAAAATCCAGCACACTAAACTTTGAAATTATGAAAAATACATTATTAACTAATTGGAAATTATTTAAAAAGTGGATGACAAAAGATGAAATTAAACAATCTATTGAGGACAAATGGAAAGAGGTGTTTATGAATGTTGATTGCGATTTCAATGGATATTTAGCTATTCAGAGAGCAAAGAATAAAGAATTAACAGAAGCAGGGGTACACTAATTCCTTCAAATAAAAGCACTATGAAAAACTGGAAACAATCAAAAGGAATAATATCAGATGATACAAGAGTAATAGCAAGTGTTAATACTCATAGCATATCAGAAACAAAAGCTATTGAAATTTCAAAATTAATAGCTGCTGCACCTGATTTATTGAAAGCCGCTATTAAATTATCTGAAGCTATTTCCAGAGGAGAACCACACCTATTAAGTGAAGGTAACTTTGAATTAAAAGTAGCAATAAAAAAAGCAATTGTTTAAATAACCTTGGTAATATGAGAGACAGGATACTAAAAACATTTAAAGCGAGAGGGATAAGCCAGAGAGGGTTTTGCAAAAGAACAGGAGTAAGTACGGTTGAACTAAATGAATTTTTTAAAGGCAAAAGATTGCTAAGTATGAAAATGGCATTTGGACTTGAATTTCTTTATATCAAAACTGCTGATTATTGGCTGACTGTTCAAGTAAAGGAACAATGTATAAAATACAGGAAGGAACAATTTTAAAACCCTCAATTTAACGACTATGAAAATAGAAATAACAACCTCAGTAAAAAATGTAGAAATAGCAAATATGTTATTGAATCAAGCAATTCAAGCATTAGAAAACTGTCCTCAAAGATTGTTTGATCTTGGAATTACTGTTAGCGATTTAAAGAAAGCAAAACTATTTCGTCATTCACTATGCAGAGGATTTTTAAAAGCGGCTAAACAATAACCTTAGTTATGCTTGATTGGATTTATAAGAAACTAAATATATTTTGCTTTGAGCATAGATTGTATAAAAAGCTAAAATTAAAAGACACTAATCTTTGTCCAAAATGTTGGAATGAATTTTTAAGATTTAAACTTTAACCTTACTTATGAAACACTCAGAAATTAGATATTGTGTATTTGAACCAGATGGTAAAGTAAATCTAAATTACGCCCCAACATTATTAAGAAAAGAGATGGTTGATAGTTTTGGTGAAAATGTATCTGGAAAGTTATGGGAATCAGCTAAGTTGTATGGTTGGAAAATAAAAAAAGTAAAACTAACAGTAGAATCAATTTAACCTTGGTAAAATGACACCAATACAAAAAATACTACTCATAGGAGCGATATTCTGGGGAATAATAATCATCAGATGGATAGCATTATTCATATTAAAACGATATTTCCCTAAAAAGTGGACATATCTTCAGGCAAGAAAGAAAACCAAATTTAGCAGCAGTCTAAAACTCTTCAGCTATGCTAAAGCAAAAGGCTGGAAAATGGATTATTATACCCAATGGGAACGATTCTTAAAATGGGTTAAACTTAAAATGGATTGAAATGGGAAAAGATAAAATAAGCGAGTATAAAGATGTTAGTTATCCAATAACGGATATGTATGATAGTAAATGCGTAATATCTACATTTGAAAACGAAACAAAAATAGTAAGCATTGAGGAGGTTGTAAAATACTGGCTAAAAAACAATGCTCCATTGTCTGTAAAAGAAGATAGCTATACTGAAACAGTAAAATTATTACAGGGGCTAAGAAAGTCATTAAAACACGTAGATAGAGCAATAAACTACAAATGCGCCAATCCATCTAAATAACTACCTTTGAATATGCAAGAGGAAGAACAGGAAGATAAAGGCAAAATAAAGCTTAATGTAAATCAACAAAGATTCTGTGAATATTTCGCTACGGAAAAGGAGTTCTTTGGTAATGGTGTTCAATCTTATATAGAGGCATATGGTATTAATGTAAGTAAAAAAGGGGCTTATGCAACAGCAAGAGTATCGGCACACCACCTCCTAACAAATCCTAACGTATTACACTATATCAATGAGATAATGGAGGTAGCAGTACTAAATGATACTTTCGTTGATAAGGAGCTCGCTTTTTTAATCTCTCAAGATGCTGACTTTGGTAGTAAGATTGGAGCGATAAAAGAGTACAACAAAATCAAGAGCCGGATTACTGATAAAGTACAAGTATCTGGTGAGGTTAATATTTCTGTAATAACATGGGTAGGAGAAAAAAAGGAAAATGACTAAACTAACCATACCAGAGCTTGAAAAGTTTGCTAATGTAACCAAGCTTAGAAAGGATGTGTTCCAGATAACTGAGAATGATAAGCACAAATCAACACTATCTCTAACATGGGATCCAAAATTACAGCTATTCAAAGTACCTATAACCGGATTTTGGTATGCTATTGAGACAGTTGAGCAGCTTATAGAGTTTTATCATGGACTTACTCAGAAAGAATTGGAGTTGAAATGAAAACCATTTACATTCAGGATACATTGATAGCGTTGAATATACAAGATAAGCAGCGTTTTGATTTCCTTATAGGCATTGGAGACTTTAAAAAAACATCAACAGGGATAAGGTATTTAATATTTGAATTATTATGAAAGCAATAATGAAAGTCCTCGACGGGGAGATGTACGAAAAAATGGGTATCGATGAAGAGTCCGAAACAACAGTTTATTTCGACTTATTTAGTGTTAAGGGAGCGTTTAGATATGAAGATACGATGATTATAAACGTTAGTGGAGTTGAATATTATCTGGTTTATGATAAGGAACTTTGGAGGAAAATTAAAGACCAAGTACACATTGACCCTGGTGAGTTTTAACTACGGCATATTCGCCATAATTAGAATTACTACCTTTGCCGAGTGTCTGAAATCAATGTAGCCTACAAGCCCCTTTACACCTCAAAAAAAAGATACTTCCTACTTACCGGAGGTAGAGCATCCTTAAAATCTACCACCGTACACGAATTTATAGCACGTCTAACGTTCGAAAAAGGTCATGGTATACTATTTACTCGGTATACAATGAGCTCAGCAGAAAAATCAATCATACCTGAGTTCCTAAATACTATCAAAAAGCTTAATATTGAGCAACATTTCAACATTACAAAGAACGTTATACGCAATAATAAGACAAGTTCTTTCATTTACTTCTCTGGAATTAAAACAAGCTCAGGCGATCAAACAGCAAATCTTAAATCAATTCCAGGCATCACTACATGGGTAATAGAAGAGGGTGAAGATTTCGACGACGAGAAAACATTTGATGCTATAGACGACTCTATCAGAACAAAATTAAAACAAAATAGAATTATCTGGATTCAAAACTCTACCACAAAAGAGCATTTCATTTACAAACGATTCATTGCACCTAAGAGTAAAAAGATCGATGTATACGGCTATCAAGTAACGGTATCTGATATGGATGAGGTTGAGGCCATACACACTACATACCACATTGCAGCTCACTATCTATCAAAAGGATGGCTGGACAAAGCAAAAGAAAGCCTACAGAAATCACAGAATGCACCAGACAAGCATAGAACTCATTATTACTACAATTACATCGGAGGTTGGCTTGAGAAAGCTGAAGGGGTTATATTTACAGACTGGAAAGAGGGGGAGTTTGACACTACTTTACCCTATTGTTATGGTATGGATTTTGGATTTCACCCAGATCCTACAACACTAATTAAAGTATCGATTGATAAAAAGAGGAATTTACTTTATTTAAAAGAATTATTGTACAAATATGAGCTTA